TCTGTTTTAGCATCCTTTACAGAATAATAAGTACCTTCTCCCATAGCCGTACTTCCACTTGGTAAATATTTTACTGTAAGTGCTGCTGGTGTTGTTGAAAAAGTTCGTTCAGGATAAAGTTCACGTCCAACAAATCTAAATTTTGCCTTAGACTTTTCTCTATATTCAGGTCGTAAATTTTTAAAATAAACCGTTAGATTATCTAAATCAGATGCTGATATTGGTGCAATAGAACCACATGCAAATCTTGAATCATCCCACTCTACTTCTAATTTAGGTGAATAAACTGTATGTGTTTCTCGTGAAAAGAATTTTAAATTTCCTAACATTGAAGTATTGTGTTCTGCTGAACCCGTTGCTGTAGTTGGATCAAATATAGAATGTAAACTTTGTGATGTTGGTGTGTTTTGTCTTTTTACAATAAACCCATTATTAGGAAATACTGAACTTGAGTAAATATGATTCTTAACTAAATCACTTACATCCATTCTAATATCTTGTGTTTCATAAATTAAATCATATGAAGCACTTACGTTGTATCCACTATTCATACTCGCAGTAAACCAAGTACCCCCTTGAGTTATACTACCACTTACCCATGCAGTTTTGGTAGTATCATTATCAACGTACTTCCAACTTGCTCCATCACTCAATACTGGATCTCTAAGAAAAGTTCCTGTACCACCATCCCAACTTTGACTTACTATATAGGCATATAATGATTGTTCTACTGCCAATTCGGTTGATGAGGCATCATATAGATTTAAATAATATTTAGCACTACTCGGTATAATACTATCTTGTACAGATTTTGAAATATAATTATAACTAAATTTTATCAATATTCTTGATACATCTACTTCAGTACCAGCGTCATTTACTTTTTTATCTACTTCTAAAATCTCATCTAATCCCGTATTAATAGAAGAACTAACTGTTCCCTCATAAAGTGTTGTATCTACAGTTGGGTATTCAAAATAAAACATTAAATATCTCCTACTACTCTACCTTGTATATCTGAATCTGGATACTTTATCTCAAATATACTTGGGTCTAATGATGAATAAACAATTCCATCTTTGGTTGCTGAATTTATATCGTAAACATAACCAGAATATCCTTGAGAAATCCTATGTTTATTCTCTACCAATATTAAAGAATTTTGTGTATTATCTTCTTGTGGTGGAACTACACTTGCTACTCCATCCACTAAAGAAATTTTATATGCTATATCACTCAATACAATTGGCTGATTAAATTGCCATTTCTCTATATCAAAATGCTTTCTCACCGCATTAACACATTTAAATAATACTTCATTTTTATTATGACCTCGTTGAGAAATAACTGCAAACTTAATACCTATATTAATATTATATCCATCTCGTAAATTAATAGCATCTGTCATAACTCTATATTGTGATAAATAATTTTTTATATTGTTTTTTGTGGCAGAATTCAATCTTACTAAATGTTTATTTCTATCAAATCCTAAAAGATATAAATTTAATGCCAATGGATTTGGTATTTTACTTACATTAGCAACTTTAGTGGATGTTCCATCAGAGCCAATTACCACTTGTTCAGATTTTGACAATGCTTCATCTTGTACAATATATGCTTTTGCAACATTTCCATATTTTTGTGGTAATGAATAAACCCTCGTAATATAATCTTCCTTAGTTACCGCACGATTTTGAGAACTAAAACTCGACAAAGCATTAATTCTAATTTCTTCAAGTGACTCACCACTTGAACCTCCAGTAGCTGGTTCTTGGTTTCTTACTTCTAAACTTGCCTTTGTAGTTACCACCTCACTTGATGTTAATCCAGTTTCATTGAGTGTCCATGCAACTTCTCGTTTACTTATAATTTCATTGGCTAATGCATTATGAATTATAGAACCACCATGTGTATATGTTACAGTTAATGTTGTATTACTTGGAGATAAACCAAAAGTGCGAGTTTTCAGAAAATTACTCGGGTCATATGAAGTATCAAGTTTATTTAATCCAGTTGCCAAGGATGAACCAACATTATCAGGATTAGGAATTATCTCTTCATCTGGATTACTTGAAACTCCTGCTCCAAATCTCAATTCAAGTTTACCATCACTACGAACATATGTGGTAAATCGTCGAGAAGATTTTACCAATTTTAATAAATAAGGTGTATCGTTTGAATGACTTGAAAGTTCTGGATCATTATCCGATGTATTTGCTGCGGCCTCAAATACAGTATCTTGTGCTAAAAATGGAACTTCATACCATTTATTTCCATCACTATCTGTTACTTTAATTATATCCACTACATTTGTATTACTAAGAGTAATTTTATCAAATTTTGTAGATGCTCCAAATGCAAAATCTTCGGCCGTTTTCTTACCAGATTCGACTATTCCTTTTTTTGAAAGTTTATATTGTGATGGTATGTTATCTGCAAAAGAAGAAATCGTTATATTCAGTTTATCAAGTGAAGATGATGCTGCAAAATTTATATCATCTAATAACCTAAATTCTGTTTTATTTGAGGAAGCTACTATACTATCTGCATTTAATATGGGGGCATAAGATAAATTTGGTCTATAGTTTACATCATCATCAGTTTTTGCAGGTACGGTTACACTAAAATCACATATTGCTACCGCAGGATGAGAAAGTTTTGGTTTATATCCATAAGATTGTGCAATTTTAAAAATATTTTTCTTTTCCTCTGCTGCATGTAACAATGATTCTCTAAATTGATTATCAACATAATATGAAAGAACATCACCCACATAAGATGCCATTTCAATAAACATCATACCTGGACTTGATTCATTAAAATCATTATAAGTATTTGGAAAATATGATTTTGCAAACTCTATAAGATTTTGTCGTATTGAAGTAAAATCTCTACCGAGATATCGTATTTCTTTTGAAACTGATTTTTTATTTGTTCCATAATCTGGCATTTTATATTCCTACATTAAAATTAAATGATATACTTTCGACTGAATCTGGATTCTCAACATCTACCGAATATTCAAAACTCAATAAAATTTTATTACTATTCTGTTCTTCAATTGAAACATACACATTGTGAACTGTTATATAAGGTAGCCAAGTAGAAACCGCATCCCTAACTGCTTCTTCTATAGACTCTCCTGTCGATTCTGTAATAGGTTCAAATATAATTCTATGTACATCACAACCAAACTCTGGTTGACCTACTCGTTCACCCTTTATAGTTAAAATTAAATTTTTTAGATTACTGAAAGCCTGTTCTTTAACAGTTTTAGATTGATTAAAAAATCCTGTAGTTCCAAATCTGAAAGGAAGTTTTATCCCTACAAATACATCATCATTTTGGTTAATCTCTCTAATGGATGCCATTATTTACCTTTTTTGTTTATCACTTTCATTAAATCACTATAATCTCGTGTCATAGCATTTACAACTCCATCTGGTACTTGTTCAACTGACAATCCAGCATCTTTGATAGTTTTAACGGCTCCCATTTCTCGAGCCACTTCTTCATTTCCACCAGCCATTTCACCATAACCTAAGGCCTCTGCCATTCTTGTGGAATCAAATGCCTGGCCACCTACCGTTGGATATTCATCAAACTCACCACCACCACTATTACTTCCTTCTATACCACCAACTGTTTCGTTTAAAATATTATTCAAAGTTTCATTTTTAGTATATTCTGTATATTTTCTACGAATAGGTTCTTTGAATTGTTTTTCCGTTATAGGTTTTGATTTTTTAGAAGAAACCTTAGAAAGGCGTTGTTCCTTAATAAGTATCTCTTTCACGTGTTTTTTTACTTCTCGCTTCACTACTTCTTTAATTAGTTTTACGAGTTCTGTTTTAGTCATAGTAACTCCTATATTGTTTTTACTTTCTCACTTTTTAAATTATTTAAATTTGGTAAGGTTGCTATTTCTGCCTTTAGTGCTGCTGCCAATCCAGCTAAATCAGCAGGTGTTTTAACAAGTGAAAATCTATTTACCGCTCCCACAAATGCACCTAAATATTCAACCAATTTATCTCCTTTAACTACTGGTTCCGATGCATCCTTACTTCCCAATTTTATATTACCTTCTTCTGGTATCTCAATAACCGTATCACCTATCGCACCTATTGAAATATTACCACTACTTAATATTCCTATATTACCTTTTTCTTTTGAATTTATTATAATTTGATTACTGTTAATAAGTATTTCTGATTCTGATAAATCAGCAAAATTTTCTACTTGTGACGAAAATGCTGGTTGGAAATTACTTGGTGCATTATTAGTAAGTAATATTGTAGATTCTGTTTTATCATCTATATCCTCAAGCCTGCCATTTCTACCTGTGGATATATGGATTGTTGAAGATAAAGTAGAATTATCATTTAACTGATTACTTCCAAGCCTAATTGAATTACCAAATCGACCTTCTATCACAACATCACCCTCGTTGGGTATTAATTTGGGAGAATGACCATCTCTGTAATAATATCCCTGGTTTCTTGCATCAGTATCTTTATTCGGTGTAGTAATATTTGGAGATGTTAAAGTATCTTTTATTCCACCAGTACTTGCTTCAAATCTATCATTATTAGAAGGTGTACCATCAAAA